GGCAACTGGCGATCGCAACCCTTCAGCGGTCGACCGCTCGCGTGTCGGACACCAACGGCAAGGAATCGATCATCGCCCGGTCACGGGCGCACTACGAGATCCGCGCGGCGAAGAACGCCCGCGGGAAGCCGGCCGCACGCGTGCTCATGGACGAGATGCGCGAGCAGGGCGACTGGCGCGCATGGAACGCGGTGTCGCAGACCACCAAGTCGTTCTTCAACGGCATGCTCTTCGGCTTCTCCAACGCCGGCGACGCCAGTGCCGTCGTGCTGAAGACGCAGCGCGACGCGGCCCTGGCCGACATCAAGGACTGGGAGTCCTACGTCGCCGCCGGCATCGGTTCGATCGAGGACTACGCGAACGGCCGCGACGTCTCGCTCGGACTCTTCGAGTGGTCCGCGCCCGACGGGTGCGAGAAGAACGACGTTGAGGCGATCCTGCAGGCGAACCCGTCGATCGGTCACGGTTCGATGACCGTCGAGTCGGCCCTGGCCGACATTCGCGCGATGACCGACGCCGGCTACCGCACCGAGGTGCTCTGCCAGTGGGTCACCGCGCAGGTCGACTCCTTCATCGACGTGAAGGACTGGCTCGACATGCACGTCGCGATCGCCGCTCTCAAGATCCCGAAGGGCTCACGCACCGTCTGGGGCATCGACACCTCGGCCGACCGCAAGAAGACCTGGCTCGCGGCCGCCGTGTTCACTGCCGACGGCAAACCGTTCGCCACCGTGCGCCTCGAGCGCGCCGGGATGATGTGGCTCCCTGAGCACCTACACGAGCTCGCGAAGGCTTCCGGCTTCTGGGAGGTCGCGATCCAGAGCAAGGGCTGCCCGGCGGTCGACTTCATCGAGCCGCTCAAGAAGCTCGGGTTCACAGTTCACGCGCTCGACGGCACCCAGTTTGCCCTCGCCACCGGTCGCATCAAGGACCGGGTCCGCGACAACGAGATTGTCATCGTCGAGCAGCCAGCCGTTGACCTCGCCGTCACCGGCGGCGTCGTCCACCGGTACGCATCCAACGAGGGCTGGGACCGTCACGGCTCCCGCCCGGTCGATATCGCCGGGCTCGTCGCGATGACGATCGCGCTCTACGCGCTCGAGGTTCTGAAGCCGGAACCGAAGACGCCGACACCGCCCCCGCCGCCGCCGGCCGAGACGCTGCGGCGCACCGACGTCGCGCCGGGTGAGCAGAACCTGGCGACGGCGCACTTCTGAGAGAGGAACCCACGTGGCGGAGGAGAGGGGCTACCAGACGGGTCGTCTGTCGTCGTGGGGAGATCTTGCGGCCGAGACGTTCGAGACCAACCCGGAGCTCGTGTGGCCTCTCAGCATCGAGGTCTACGACAAGATGCGCCGCGAGGACTCGCAGGTCGAGAGCGTACTCAGCGCCTGCACGCTTCCCATCCGCAGCGCGAAGTGGAGCATCGACCCCGCCGGTGCTCGCCCGGAGGTCGTCGACCTGATCTCCGGAGACCTCGGCATCCCGATCAAGGGCGAGGAACTGAAGCCGACGCTTCGCACGCGTGGGCGATTCTCGTGGGCCGAGCATCTTCGCCTGGCGCTCCTGGAGCTGCCGCACGGGCACTCTTACTTCGAGCAGGTCTACCGGCCCGAAGGAGCAGTGGCGCACCTCGCGAAGCTCGCGTGGCGGCCGCCGCGCACGATCTCGGACATCAAGGTCGCGCGCGACGGTGGGCTCGAAGCGATCGTGCAGTACGGCACCCCGGGCAGCCGCGACATCCGCATCCCGGTCGATCGCCTCGTCGCCTACGTCCACCGGCGCGAGGGCGGCAACTGGCTCGGCCAGTCGCTGTTGCGCACCGCGTACAAGAACTGGTTGCTGAAGGACCGCATGATGCGGGCCCAGGCGCTGACGGTCGAGCGAAACGGCCTCGGCATCCCGCTCTACGAGGGCGCGCCAGTTCCCGAAGGTGCAAGCAACGAAGAGACGAAGGACTGGCAGAAGTCGGAGATCGCGGCGGGCCTTGAGCTCACCAAGAACTTCCGCGCAGGCGACGCTGCAGGAGCCTCGATCGCCAATGGCGCGAAGCTCAGCCTCGTCAGCGTGACCGGCAAGCTGCCCGACACCGACGGGCCGATCCGGTACCACGACGAGCAGATCGCGCGCGCGGTTCTCGCGCACTTCCTAAACCTTGGGACCGAGACGGGTTCGTGGGCGCTCGGTTCGACGTTCGCGAACTTCTTCACCGACTCGTTGAACGCGATCGCGGCGCACATCGCCGACGTCACGCAGCAGCACGTCGTCGAGGACCTGGTCGATCTCAACTGGGGTGTCACCGAGCCGGCGCCGCGGCTGGTGTTCGAGCCGATCGGGTCCGAGCACCCCGCGACGTCCGAGGCAATCAAGCAGCTGATCGAGTCGGGAGCGCTGCACGCCGACCCATCGCTCGAAGCACATCTGCGCGCGAAGTACGGCTTGCCGCCGAGGAGCGGCAGCGAGCCCACGACTGAGATCCAGGAGGATCCCGATGGCGAATAGCACGAAGCCGCGACAGTGGTTCAACATCGCGCCACGCGCGGAGGCCGACGGTGACGAGGGCTCGTCGGCCGACGTGTACATCTACGCGGAGATCGGGGAGAGCTGGTGGGGCAACAGCGTCTCGGCACATGACTTCGCCCAGCTGATCGCCGAGCTTGATGTCGACAAGCTGCGCGTCTTCATCAACTCGCCGGGCGGCGCCGCATGGGACGGAATCTCCATCATGAACGCGCTGCGCCGGCATCGCGCTCACGTCGAGGTCACCGTCGACGGCATCGCCGCCAGCGCGGCGTCGGTGATCGCCATGGCGGGCGACCACATCATCATGAACCGCGGCGCGGAGATGATGATCCACCGCGCGTCGGGCTTCGCATATGGCAACGCCGAGACGATGACCGAGACGGCCGAGATCCTCGTGAAGCTCGACGACTCGATCGCCGACATCTACCAGGCCCGCGCGGGAAGAACCCGCGAGCACTGGCGAACCCAGATGGACGCGGAGTCCTGGTACACGGCGGAGGAAGCCGTAACCGCCGGGCTGGCCGACGAGTGGGCCGATGCGCCCGCCGCGAACGCCGCGTTCGACATGTCTCGCTTCAAGTTCGCGGCCCGCGCCCAGGCGCCCGCCCCGCGCCTCGAAGCCATCCAGCCCCCGAGCTCGCCCGAGCCGGTGGAACCCAAACAGGAAGAGGAAGACGCCGTGAGCGACAACCTGAAGCCTGGCCTGCTCGAGCGGCTCGGGATCACCGATGCCGCCGCCTCCGACGACGCGATCCTCGCGGCCGTCGACGGGCTCGTCGAGCAGGCCACCACGCCCGCCCCCGTGGCGAATGCCGTGCCGGATGGCACGCAGCTGATCGACTCGGAGGCTCTCGCGACCCTCCAGGCCGACGCCGCTGCGGGCCGGGAGGCGCGTGCGGAGCAGATCCGCAACCGCCGCGAGGGCATCGTGAACCGCGCCGTCGAGGAGGGCCGCATCTCGCCGGCCAACCGCGAGACGTGGCTGACGCAGCTCGAGGCGAACGAGGAGGGGGCGACCGCGCTCCTGAACACGCTCGCCGTCAACACCGTCCCCGTGACGGAGATCGGCCACGCCGACGACATCAACGCCGAGGACTCGCTGGCGAGGGCCGCCGGCTGGGACGACGACGAGAAGGGGGCCTGACCATGACCGACTACCTGCCCAAGTACAAGCCGGGCGCCGCGGTCACCATGACCACGTCGACCGACGTCACCGGACAGCGCCTCGTCGAGGTGACCGGTAGCAAGACCGTCGGCACCGCGGGCGCCGATGCTGTCGACGTCGTGGGCGTCGCCGGCTTCGACGTCCTCAGCGGCGAGAAGGTCACCGTCTTCACCCGTCCGACCGGCGTGCACCAGCTCGTCGCGAACGGCGCGATCGCGGCGGGGGCGAAGGTCATCTCCGCCACCGGCGGCAAGGTCGCGACGATCGGCGCCGGAGCCAACCCCATCGGCATCGCCCTCGAGGCTGCTGCCGCCGACCTGGACGTCATCGACGTCCTGTTCATCTGAAGGAGGCGGGCACACCATGGCACGCAGCTACAGTTACCCGGTGGCGCGCCCCTCGGGGACGCTCACCACGGCGCAGATCCATCTGCTCCTGTCCAACCCGCGGGTCGTCGCGAAGCGCGTCGCGCGTCTCACCGACCAGAAGTTCATCTCGGACTACCTGCTCGGCGGTCGGTACCGCGCCACCGGCGGCGGTGTCTTCTACGAGACGGGCGAGCAGATCTTCGCGTCCGACTCGGCCGAGGCGATCGAGCCGGGCGGTGAGTACCCGCTGACGGTCCTGACCGCCGGTGAGCTCGCCGCGGCGAAGACGCAGAAGACGGGCCTCGGAACGGAGATCTTCGACGAGAAGATCGCCCGCGAGGGTCAGCCGGTCGTCGACCGCGGCCTCACCCGCCTGGTCAACCAGGTGATCAAGGACGTCGACTCGACCGCGATGGCCGTCATCGCATCCAAGGTGACCGACACGATCGCGTCGGCGGCCAACTGGACGACGGTGGCCAACATCGTCGCCTCCCTCGAGGCCGCTCGAGCCAACCGTGAAGCGCTCGCGATGGGCATCGACGCGGACACGATCGCGCTCTCGGGGGCGCAGATGGCGAAGGTCAT